CGTTTTGCTACTGGCGTATGCGTCGCGTACAAGATGCAGGTAGCGGGGTGGAGACAGCGGATATGAACTTCCGATTTCTACCTTGCTTGGTAGCTGGGCTAGCGTATCACATTGCTATGAAGGTGCCCGCGCTCGAAGGTCGTATACCCATGCTAAAACAAGTTTACGAAGAGCAGTTTCAACTTGCCGCAGAAGAGGACCGAGAAAAAACCCCCGCTAGGTTTGTACCCAGAATTTCGAGGTACTAGTTGTGGGCATACGGTTTGCTTCGAATAAACGCGCAGTTGCGATATGTGATGTATGCGGGTTTCAGTATAAGCTAAAGGAACTACGCAACTTAATTGTTAAGGGGCGGGATACAAATGTTAAAGCCTGTCAAGAGTGTTGGAACCCAGATCACCCACAGCTACATCTTGGTGAATATCCAGTTGACGACCCTCAAGCTTTGCGCGATCCTAGACCTGACAATGCGGAATATGCTCAGAGTAGAGCACAAATTATCCCAGCGTTTCAAGTAGTTGGTACTGGGTTTATAGGTACAGTAACCGTAGTTATATAAGGAGATTGTTATGGCAGGTTGTGGAAGCAAAAGAATGAAGAAAGGTGGTATGGCTAAAAAGAAAGCCCCTAAAGGTATGCACTATATGCCCGATGGCAAGCTTATGAAAGACTCCGCCCATAAGAAGATGAAGGCTGGTGGTATGACTAAGAGTAGCCATGACACTAAGAAAATGGCTAAAGGCGGCGGTGTTAAGATCCGTGGTACAGGTGCTGCAACTAAAGGTACTATGGCTAGAGGGCCAATGGCGTAAAGTATGAACTATACGGAACTGAAAACGAATATCGAAGACATTTGTGAGACGTCTTTTACAGATGACCAGCTTGCTATGTTTACACAACAGGCAGAGCAAAAGATATACAACTCAGTTCAGATACCCGCTTTACGTAAAAACGCCACAGGTAATTTGACAGCGAGTAACAAATACTTGTCTAGCCCTTCTGACTTTTTGTACAACTACAGTTTAGCCGTAATTGACGGAAGTGGTGCGTATAGCTACTTGATTAATAAAGACGTCAACTTCATACGAGATGCGTATCCTACCCCGACGAGTACTGGGTTACCTAAACACTATGCGTATTTCGATGAGGATACGTTTATTTTAGGTCCTACACCAGACGCTTCATACGCGGTTGAGTTACATTACGGATACTACCCTGAGTCTATTGTGACGGCAGGAACTACGTGGTTGGGTAACGAATTTGACTCTGCGTTATTGAACGGTGCGTTGATAGAAGCTATACGGTTTATGAAAGGCGAACCAGATATCATTGCTAACTACGAAAAGCTTTATTTACAATCAATTACATTACTTAAGAACTTAGGTGATGGTAAACTACGCGAGGATACTTACAGATCTGGTCAGTTCAGATCGCCAGTAAGCTAAGGAGATAGTTATGGCTATAACACAGGCAATGTGTACTTCGTTTAAAGTCGCTCTTCTTGATGGAGAGATGGATTTTAGCAGCGATACATCACAAACGTTCAAAATCGCTTTGTACACGTCAAGTGCTACTTTAGGTGCAGCTACTACGGCCTACAGCACATCAAACGAAGTAACCGGTACAGGCTACACGGCGGGGGGAAACACCCTGACAATCGCAGCTAACCCAGCTTCGTCTGGTACTACAGCATTTCTGGACTTTACAGACACTACGTGGACAACCGCTACGATTACGGCTCGTGGGGCTTTGATTTACAAGTCTGGTGGAGGTGATCCTGCTGTCGCTGTCTTAGATTTTGGTTCTGACAAGACCTCTACGGCGGGTAACTTTACCATTCAATTCCCAGCCGCTGACGCGTCTAACGCCATAATTAGAATCGCGTAGGTGTACTAATGGCATCGTCTATTGAGTACGTAGGGTGGGGTGCACAACCTTGGGGCGCTGGCTCTTGGGGGGAAGACCTCACTATTGTACTAGTAGATGGTGTTAGTGCTACTTCGACCGTAGGTAGTGTTAGTGTTGTCGCTGAGGCAAATGTTGCTGTTGTTGGTGTAGAGGCTACAGGTAACTTAGGAACCGCTACGGCGACTGGACCGTCTAATGTATACCCATCTGGTTTAGAAGTTGTTGGGTCAATAGGCACAGTAAGTGTCGTCGCCGAAGCAAATGTCGCTGTTACAGGGCTAGAAGCTACTGTTAGTTTAGGCTCCGTTGAGGTAGCGGCAGATGCAAACATAACAGTTACTGGGGTAGAAACGACCGGCTCCCTCGGTACGGTAAGTGTTGATGCAGCGGCAAACGTCTTTCCAAGTGGGGTGCAAGCCACTGGCTCTATAGGATCTGTCAGTACTGAATCCACAGCGAACGTATACCCCACTGGAGTAGAAGCTACAAGTAGTCTAGGCGATGTTACGTTTGTTTTGTCGATTGTTGAAATAGTAGGCTCAGTTACAGGTACAGCTTTGTTAGGTACGCCCGTAGCCTCAGCAGATGCAGATGTTCCCGTTACAGGACTTCAAGCGCAGGGGTATTTAGGGGTAGTTAATATTTGGGGTGAAATAGATGACAATCAGTCACCAAACTGGCAAGATATTACAAGTATACAGGATCCATTATGGGGTACAGTGAACGACGCACAAAACCCCGATTGGCAAAATATAGCCGCATGAGGTTAAAACATGGCAACTCAATATACATCAATACTTAAATTAGCGCTTCCCACTCAGGGGGAGTTAAGTGGTACTTGGGGTGACGTGGTTAACGACAACATCACTTCTATGGTTGAAGAGGCTATTGCAGGTCGCTCAGTTATTAACTCGTGGGCTGCTAACTCCCACACACTGACTACAGCGGACGGACTTACTTCAGAATCCAGAGCCGCAATGCTTGAGTTTACAGATACTGGTACGGCGTTGTCAGGAGCGGCTACAGTAATATGCCCTACAGCGACTAAAATCTATGTGTGTAAAAACGGAGCCGGACAAACGGTAACAGTTAAAACTGCCGCAGGTACTGGTGTTGCTATCCCGAACGGCGAGACGATGTTTGTTTTCTGTGATGGGACTAACGTTGTTCAGGCAGTTACAAGTTTAACTACACTTAAAGTCGGTACTGGAATTCAAGTCAGTACAATTCTTGACGAAGACAACATGGCGTCAGATAGCGCCACCGCATTAGCTACTCAACAATCTATCAAAGCATATGTAGACGCGCAAATTACCGCACAAGACCTTGATTTTGCAGGAGACACAGGAACTGGCGCAGTAGATCTTGATAGCCAAACATTCACTGTTGCGGGTACTGCTAATGAGATTGAGACCTCTGCTTCTGGGCAGACTATAACCATTGGGCTACCAACCGCTATTGTTGTAACAACAATTACTACGACTAATGTCCAAGCGACAAATATCAAAGCTAATGATGGTACCGCAGCTATTACCATCGCAGACTCCACAGGACAAGTTACTGTAACCGATGCCGTACTAACTACCGCTGATATTAATGGGGGCACCGCAGATAACGTAACGATTGGTGGTTCTACCGCAGCTGCGGGATCTTTTACGACTCTAGGTGCTTCTGGAACTACAACTCTTAGTGGGGCTTTAGCGTTAACCGGTAACTTAGATATCAACACAAACAAATTTAACGTAACTGCTGTTGATGGTAATACACTTATCGCCGGTACTTTGGGAGTTACTGGAGCCCTATCAGCCACCACAGGCAGCTTTAGCTCTACGCTAGGCGTCACAGGAGCAGCCACATTCTCCTCAACAGTAGCCGGAGCCTTCAATGGCACCCTAGGAGCAACCACCCCCGCAAGTGTCGCGGCTACTACGCTGAGTACTACTGGCAATATTAGTTTACCGGACAACGCGAAGGCAGTCTTCGGCGCTGGCAGCGACCTAGAGATTTATCATGATGGGTCTAATAGTTATATTAAGGATCAAGGCACGGGAAATTTAAATATCCAAACAAATGGTGTTGGGGTTGTAATAGCGGACACATCTGCATCTGATTTGGCTGTGTTT